CTCCTCAATTTGTATCTCTCTATTTTTCAAGAAGAACAAGCCATTAAGATAGCTTTCTATCGAAGTTCGTTGCGCTGTTGTGTCAAGTCTTCGTTCTACATCGTTCTTCTTCTTTAAGAACTCCTCGTGTATATAGATAACAGGTATGATCATCGCTTTTAGAATTGCAAGGAGCACCTTTGAACGCAAGATGGGTGGAACGAGCTGCTCAATCCATCTATTAAAATCCACATTATACCACATACTCAATCGTTTTATCAAGTCCAACTGCAATGAAGCTACCACCTACTGCAGTGTAGTTATTACCTACAATTTCTTTAAATTCATCACCTGCTTTGTATTTGCAAGTTCCAAGAACAACATCCACGACACCATCTACACGTTGAATAGCATCAACAAGTTTGGTTTTGTTGAAAGTTCCACCATATACAATGTCTGCAAGATAGTTCTCTATTGCATGTTCAACTACCTTTTCAGATGAAGCTATATCGACGCCTTGTCGATTAATCTTCAAAGGGTCTACAACAACCTTGACTGCAATAGATAATTCATCTGCCTTTCTTGTTCTCACATTAATTACTACTCCTGCTATTTTAATAGCATTTATATAGTGTTTAAACGCCGTTAAAATATCATCTGAAAGCGGTGTCGGCTTTCCGTTTTGCTCTGCAGACACTAGCATCTCGATAGATGCACCTCTATCTCTTACAGCTACATATTTTACTCGTTGCTTTGAAGTGTCGACTTTTGCATATTCATAGCCGAAGGTGCGAGGATTTAGGACCAGAGCATCGCCATACTGAAAGGCTTTTGCCTTATCAAAATACCATGGAATACTTGCGACCACTGCACGTGATATTTTCTGCTCGACGTCTTGCGTGAATTTCTCGAAAATACTTTCTAGTACATAGTGGCACGCAGCTACTATATAAAAAAGCAAGTTTTCTAGACTAACTGCAGAAAAGCAATCAGCAAAACGAGTTTTGCCTGATGAGAGATTGTAAGCATCACGAATTGCTTCATCTTGCATAAATGCATCTGTCATTGTTCGCTTTATTTCAGATATTGATCGTGCCATTATTTAAATGATGAGTTAAAGATTTTATTAAATACTCCCTGTCGAGCTTTTGAATGTGAATCATAAGCAGTTGCAGGTGATATTGAATGCACCTTGCAATACTTTTGCAATACCTTATTATATATGTGCTGGTGAAGTTGTAGCTTTGTGCCAGGCGTTGGTATTTCGCTTACGCTTTTACCATTGTCTAATGAAAGCTTTACAACTGCTTCCAAACATCCATATTCTTGTATTGCGACATCTGCTAGGGTTTGACTATTTTTCGCAAGAACTTCCATAAGTTTCTTGATTTGTATATTACATAAGCTATTACTAATAGAGCTATTATTATTGCTATTATTCTAGCTAAATTCGCAAGCGTGAAGTCATGTGTAACTGTTTCTTTTTTCTTTATTCCTATAATATTCTTCTGCTTTTGCGTTCGCTCCTGTCGTACATTTTGCTCTGTATTTTTAATGTCCGTCTTGCGCTGCCTATCGTGAAATAAAAACCTCTCTTTCGACAGTAGTTTTCCTGCATCGTTATAGACTAACACCACTGAATCCCGAACGACAATCGAATCGAAATAGGAAGTAAGATTTTGAACTACAAATGAATCACGCAGCACTACCGAATCTCGCACAATGGTTGTGTGCGTTTCTGCTGCTACTAGCTTTTTTGAACTGCAACATCCTGTAGTGAGGAATAAAAGCAGTAAGTAGATTAGATGTCTCATGTTTTATAAGTTTTTATATTCGACTTTAGCATCGAAGCAAGGACACGCTTTGATACGCTCCCAGGGGTCAACAATGCCGTTTTTATTTGTGTCTGGAGAAAAGTCCCGATGTCCCTGAATAATAGCATTTGGGTACTTCTTCTTAAGTGCTTTCAAAAGCAATAAGAGTGACTTTTTTTGCTCTTCAGTTCGATTGTCTACTGGCTTTCCTTTGGTGTCAATGCCACCGATATAAGCAACGTTTATAAGATTTGAATTGAATCCTTTTACACCATTGCTTACTTCATCTTCTGAAAGTGTATTAAAGACCTTTCCGCTCACGTCAACGATATAATGATAGCCTGGTTTTGACCAGCCTTTTCTTTTAAACTCAAGTAAGAGTTCTTTAATGGTTGCGTGCTGACTGCTAGCTGTGCAGTGTACAGCAATGTATTTAATATTTCTCATGTTCTTGTTCTTCTTTCTTTATCTCTTTCTCCACAAACGTCTTGATGTCGCCATACTTTGAGTTGATGTAAGCCTTGATGCCGAACACTGAACCAGCGTAAACGAGGCACTGTCCTACATACCACAAAACAGAATCTTTCAAGTCGTAATTATTGAAGAAAAAGCATAAAAACACAAGGCAAACACCACTAGCAAGCATTCCTAATGCGCTGCCATATTGAATCCATTCTTTCGTATTTTTTTGCATAATTTCCTCCTTTCTTTCTTTTTAGTAACTTGCATTAATTTCTATTCCACCTGTAGTAATTCTCACCTTATCTACATTCTGATTATCAAGTTCTAACTGCTCTCTGATTCGACTTCTCCAATAAAGAATGTCGTTATCTAAAAGCATATCTTCGATTCCCACGCCTACCTCTGGACGTTCTTTGAGCTCCCCTTGATGAAGCACCAATATTAACGCTTGATTCTGTCTAAGCGTATCGCCCAAACGTAAGCCTGAAAGTATTTTGCCTTCATCGTCAAACTTTGGCTGTACATCTATCTCGAAGTTATTTAATTTTATAGCTCTCATCAATGTTTTATTTTTTCATCCTCATAATCTGCTCTTTGCAGTTGATTCGCAGTTGTTGTCGGTGGTGTTGTCGGTCCGTTTGGTGCAGTGTGCGTGTGCGAATTAAAGACCTGAACCAACTCATTAAGCTTTGCTGTTAAAGCTTCAATGTTTATTAAACCTCCAAGTTTACCACCATTAATAGTGATGCTTTCTGCTACATCTACAGCTACTACTACAAGGTTTGTCATGTCGCCTGAAAGACTTGCAAGGATAACTGCTGAACCAATTGCAGGCGTTATTAGTATTTGCGTTTCTTCTTGCTTTTCAGAAGCACGAAGGCGAACATCTGAAACAGTTAAGCTACCTATCTCAACAGTGCACGTTATACCGCTAACTTCTTTCACAATTCCTTGCAAAATAGTTACACGACCACCATGTGATGATGCTTGTTTAAGTAGCGTTGCGAGTTCTTTGTATTGGTCCATATCAACTTAATCTATATCCTAATTCAACTTTGCGCTTTCCTCCGCCTTCTGAAAATTCAGTGGTGACTGAACGCACGAAATAAGTGCCGTCTTTGTAGGTGTAATCGCCATCGTGAATACTTGCGGTATCGCCAGGATTGCATTCAGGGATTAACCATGTTGTGATACTGCCGTCATACCCATCAAACGTGCGCCTTTTTACTTCTGCTTCGCCACGTGCTTTCATACTTGCAGTATCCGAGGCGTGGCATTTTACTTCCACTTTTTCTCCACCTGTAGATCCTACTTCTATTTCTTTCACTTTGCCATCAGGCATAATCGCTTTTACAACGACCTTCACCTTCTTATCTTCTGCTCGTTTAAAAGATAGTTCTGCTTCTTCAATATTCACTGCAAAATCGTAAAAACGCTCTTTGCCTACAACTTCACCAGGTGGATGAATATGCAATACACCATCTTTTAAATAGATATCTGCTCCGCATTCTTCTTGCACCTTTTTTAAAACATCATAGCCTGTTGCATCTCGAATGACAAACTTATCGTAAACCCATGTATAGCTACAATTCACTTTATAGTTTTTGCCTATACCTTTTACCACTTTCGACAACAAGTCACTAAGTGAAATCTTCTTGAGTTCCTCGTTTGGTAAGTCCTTTCTAAATTGAAATAAATCATCTTCGCAAAAGAGTTTAATGCTTCCACCATCTGTTGAAATTCTCTGCAAATAGCCTTTAAACTCTTCTTTAATTCCTACTTCTTTATAGCCTATACTTACGCTAACTTCATCTCCTCGTTTGATTTGCTCTTCTATCTCTAAAGCCTTATTCAATCTAGCAGCAGGTAGAACAATCTCGCAAGTGTCTGCGAGTAATTCTACACTTTTATGAATGGTGATGCTGTCGACCATTCCAAGATAGAATTCACCTATTTTTACTTCGAAGTCTAGTGTGTACATAGTTAGAGGTTATTTGTTTCGCAATCCGTTATATTCTTCACGACCTAAAAGCAACTTGTAGTCGTTGTCTGAAACGGCTTTAATGCTATAGTTTTGGTTTTCTGTTCCACTGGTAAATGGTAATTCCCACTCTTCAATTACGATGTGGTTTATTCCGAAAATCTCCAATAATGGTGAAAGGCATGATACAGATGCAGCTTCGCAATGCTTTCGCAATTTTGATACGTCTTGCTCGGGGTATTTTCCATCAGTAGAAATTAAAACGCCTTCGATTGTAATTTCGTAGTCATCTTGCGCCCATCGTTCTTTGATACTTCCACGAACACTACCTTTGTTCACATTGCGCTTTTTAATGATGTTTTTGCCTGTGATACTGATCATAGGCTCGAATGGTAGCAACCACGATTTTGCGCCTGGTTCTTCTATGCGAAGTTCAAGAGGCATTGTCATTGGAATGCCAAGTGCATTGGTGCGCACCATGTCCTCGAGTTCTTCATCACTTAAAGATTTAATGCTATCGTAGTCTTCGCTATCGACATTAGCAATTCCGATTTCACGAAAAAGCCAGTATGGTGGCACTTTGCCTCCAATAATTCGAAGTGCAAGATTTTCAAGCACAAAGCGATGAGCTTTGTTATCTACCTTTAATGGTAAGCCTTTATCTAAAATCTCTCTATACTCCATATTAGCCTCTATCAGTTGATGTCGCAATTGCTAGCGAACGATTAATACATTGTACAACTACTCTTTCAAGTTCTGCTGTGTCTGCTTTATCTGACATGTGAACATGGATGGTATCAAAGAATTTAGAAATATTCATGGTGATAGCCGTTGAACGCTTTCCTCCTGTTGCTATTTCTTCTGCTGATTTTCCATGTTTGCCCTTCTTGCCTTTTTTGCCTTTACCTTTCTTGCCTTCACCAAAAACAACCTCGTTACTTGTTGTTTTGGCAGAACCTTTTATTCCTGGATCTGCAATCTCCGACTTGCTTTCAGCTTTCGCTTTGTCTTTTGCTTGCTCATTCTTTAGGTTCTTATTGAAATTAGCACCGATATTTGTCGCTGTATCATAAGTGGAAATGTAGGCTTTCTTAAAAGCATTATAACCGCTTATTTGCTTAATGCCATCAGTGAATGAATCAGCAGCACCTTTGAAATCACCTTTAAATAACTTATAAAGTGACGTCGCAACGCTTCCTAAACCTTTCACCAAGTCCGTAATTCTATCAATTAAGAAGTCTTTGAGGATATTTCCAAACTGCTTGATGGTGTCCCACATGGTAATTAAGAAAGCCCTAAAGCCTGCAAATTTGACCCAGGCATATCCAATGGCTGCCACAAGTGCGACAACTGCAGTAATCACAAATCCTATAGGGTTTGTTGTCATTGCTGCGTTCAATGCCCACTGAACTGTAGTCCAAATAACAGTTGCTGCCTGGCAAAGTTTTGAAACAACCAAATAAGCTGCTAACGCTGCATTGTAGACTTTCCACATGGTGAAGATTGCGAGCACCACACCACCAAGTATCGCTAATTCAGTTTTAAACTTCATAACAAACTTGATGCATGCACCAAACGCTCTGAACACCATCTGTAATCCATTTGTGATAGTTGGAATAATCTCGGTAATTTGATCAACCAATTCACCAATAGGGCTATTAATGCCTTTTGAAAGCTCCTCCGCACTCGTTACTACTGTATCTTGCAGAGTTGAAAGCTTTCCTTCCAGGGCCTGGCTTTTAGCTTCCATCATGCCGTGGAACTTTCCACCTTCGCCTGTTGCATGTGCAATTGCTTGCGCTACATTTTCTGCGGTGATTTGTCCTTTAGCCATCATGTCTTTCAGATCTGAAACTGACTTACCTGTCATCTCTGAAAGTTCATAAACTGGATTAAATCCAGCGTTGATGAACTGCTGTAAATCTTGACCCATCAAGTAGCCAGTAGAAGACACTTGACCCATTACGAGTGAAAGAGATGCGAACCTTTCTTTATTACCACCAGAAACATCTCCTAACTGTTTCATCAGTGGCAAAACCTTTTCAGTTGAAATACCAAAGTTAAGCATTTGCTGCGCCCCCTCGACGAGTTCCATTTTGCCGAATGGTGAATGGTTTGCAAAGTCGCCTATTTCTTTAAGCATTTCGCCTGCTTTACTTTCATCTCCAACAAGAGTTTTAAACGCTACAGCGGTGCTTTCTGCCTGTGCACCTAAGCGTGAAACAGCACCGATACCAGCACCGATGAGCGTTGTTGGATTCATTAAGAAAGCCATTCCAGGAATGCTCATCAAGCCAGACTTGAAAGAACTAAAATTAAATGTATCTTTGAGTGCGTTTTTCGCCTCTAAAGACTTTAATTTTATGCTATCAAGCTGATCCTTGCAAAGGCGAGCAGTCGCAAAAACATTACCTGGCGTTGCAGTGATCTTTATTAAAAATTTTAAAGCATTATCCATTATTTTCTAGCTTTCTTATTTCACTTAGATTTTTTATTGTTTGCGCCCAAACTTCGTCGGGCATCTCGTTGGGTTCAATTGAAAGGTAATAGCGGAGAACGGTGTCCCAAAACAGGACGTCTACACCGTCTGAAGTATCGACTTCAGCATCTTCTAGAGCTTTTTTATTTCTGCTTCTTTCACCTCCAAGATGTCTTGCATCTTTTGAATTGCTGCTAAGAATAAAGAGTCATCCTCTTTAATTTCCTCATCGCCTGCAACCCATAAGGCATTCAGCATTACTTCGCTCATCTTGACTGGGTCTTTCACCGCTGAAGCATAAGATAAATCCTTACGAGTTGGACGATGCAAAATGCAACTCTTATCTTCTACTGTGATTTCGAAAAGCTCACCGTGTTTAGCTTTCCACTCTTTAA